GTGTTGGCGTTCTGCACGTTCACAGCCACGTAACGGTCGTTGTTGGTGTCGTAACCCTTGACCACATCCATCAACTTGCGATGGCGTACCTGCTGTTGACGGTCGTAGTCCCAGTAGGCGTTCAGGAAGTTCTCGATGCCGAACTTGGCGTAGTGAGACTCACGACCAGAGAACTGGACGAGACCCTCACGGTTGGCGAAGATGAACTTGATGAACAGGAACAAGTGACGGTCACTCGTGAATGCGTTGCGAGACATGTGAATGTGCAACCCACAATGCGAGTTGTTCCATGCCTTGTAACCCATCGTTGCGAGTTTCTTGATACCCGACCAGTCGAAGTGCTGAGTGAAGTACTCGAGCGTTCCCGGCATGGAAACAATCTCGAATCCATTGTCCAACGAACCATCGGACTTGAGGTAGATAGGAGTTGGAGAATTGTACTTCTCCATCAACATCTCTGCCCCAATGCCAGAGTATTCACGACCGTGGTACTCCACTTCCAACTCGTAGCCGAGGTACAACTGTGGACGCAGGGTGGATTCATCCAACGATGCGTACAGCGAAGTGTGACCGTCAGAGTTCATGAAGGTTGGTCTCGGACGGTACGAGTACGAGTGAATGTGCGATGACTCTTCCCTCTCTCGTTCCGCCTCCTCTTCGTAGTCACGACCACGGTCGTAGCACTCACCACAGCAGTCCGTGCTGTAGTACTCCGAGTAGGTGAGTTCCCACTCGTTCTCTGTGCTCCAACCGCACTCGCCACACTCGTAGGTCTCGACTTCGACCTCGTCGTCTGGTGGATTGGTGTTGTTGTTGTCTGTTGATGGCATAAATGCCCTTTCTGTTTGTGTGTTTGTAACTCATACTTGTGTATGAGTTTCTGCTCACGCTGATGAGCATAGTCGTGGGCACAAGACGATGTGAATCGGATTGTGCTCACTCAACGCTAACCAGCATCCCTGTTTATCTCTCCAGACATGATGGCGCTGATGTACCAATCTTGTTCTTCTGCGATGTAATCACCCCACTCATCTGTTCTCGGTCGCCTTGCGCCAAAGTTTCTTGGCTCTTCGACATCGGCAAACTCATCGTGTTCTTCAGAGTCAAGATAACTCAAGAAGAACCGATAACCGATTCTGCGTTTGTTCACATTCTTTCCATGCCTATCGGCAAAGTTGTGACCAGACATCACAGCACCTGCTCGATGTCGGGAAACCCATGTCGCACAAGGGTTTGGCAGGATTCACAGCACTCAATGGAGTGAAGCCTCTTGATGAACTCCCTGTATGCGTCATCGTGTAGCAACTTGCCACGCAGAGCCATCTTGATGATGAACCATCTGCTATCACCGATTTTCTGACCGTTGCGCCATGACTGACGAAACTCGTTGATGAACTTTCTCATTGCTGTCCTCCTTTGTTGATGAACTCTGTTGCGACATCGACGAACTCCATGTTGAGAAGATTGAGAGTCACGGGTGACTGGAAATCTTCGTACACCCATGCGTCAATCAAGTCGATGACCTCGTCCTCTGAGATGTCTGCGTCGGGCTTGCCACGAACATCTCTGATGCTCTGGACAATCTCGTCGTAGTCGTAGACGATTGTTCTTGTTACTTTGACTTTCTTACTCATTGCTGTGCTCCTTGTCTCTTTACGTGTCCGAACACCTGAGCCATGAATACTTCATCTCCATACTCATCAAATGCTCGAATGATGATTTGCGTTTCCTGATAAGGATTGAGTGACCCAACACCCTGAACCATCAGGTCGTCGCAGAAACTTTGCATATCGTCCACATCGGAGGTACCGACAAGAACAAACGCCCCGACTTCTCCACCCTTTCGGTAGGCAACTTGCGTGAGAGTTTCGCACGCTATCCGACATGCGTCATCGAGCGTGTAGGCAACACCACGAAACAGGCGATAGCCGTACTCATCTTCTTTCTCGAAGACGATGTACGAACGCTTCTTGTCTGGTTCTTGTATTTCGGAAATCCTTGCGTCACGCAAGTACGCCGAATGCTTGTCTTCAATGTTGATGATGTCCAATGTGTTCATTTCTGTTCTCCTTGTGTTTGTGTTGCGAGTCTGAACTTCTCACTTGCCTGTTCGATTGCTTCTTCATGTGAACAGCCGTGATAACGGCGTTCCATCAAGTATTCGATTGCGAACGCACGACTCCACTCATATTCGAGTATGAGTTTCTGGATTGTCCGCTCTCTCTCTTTGCGAATGGAGTTCACTTTCATTCCCCCTTGTATGTCGGATGATTTCTCATCGACCACTCACGGGACATCAGATGTCGCTTCTCGTCACGGATACGAGCATCGTATCCTGACGCAGAACCGAGCAGGAATGACGACAACATCAACAGAACGATGATGCCGAACACTCCCCAATAGTTGCTGACGATGATTGCGTTTATCATTTGTTTCTCCTTGTCTTTCCGTAGCGTTGTACCACGGAGTTGATGGCACGAGTCGGAGGGAACAACCCGTGCCATCTCACCGCACTACAACTCATACTTGAGTATGAGTTATGGAACGACGATTACTTCATGTGCTTGGCGATTTCCAAGACCTGAGCCTTGGTCAAACCCTGCTTCATGAACTGCTCTGCCTTGCGCTTGGCGGAGAAACGCTTGTTGCCCCGAGCCGAACGCTCACCGTTGCCACGCACGAACGCACGCAGGTCGCTGATGTTGCGATAGGTGAACTTGTCGTCGTACGCCTTGAGCAACTTTTCGACCGTGCCGTAGCGCTTCACGCCCATCTTCACAGCACCGATGTACTGAGAGATGGTGTTCATCGTGTGCGTGGTGGAGAGTTTGGCGCTCTCACGAGCGTAGTCCTGAACGCTCTTCCACTTGGTCGCTTCCTTGTACGCATTGACCCAACCGTCAAAGGCGAGCATTTCGCCTTTCTCGATTTGGGCTTCGTGCGTCAGCCAGTTGCTCTTGCTCTTGAGGGTTACCTTGTTGTTCTTCATTGTTGTTTCCTTGTCTTGTGTATGCGATGAACGCCATCGCTAAGCGGGTGAACATAATGAACACCGTGTGGCGCACAACTCATATTGTCGTATGAGTTATGCGCTCACGCTATTCACTTGTTGCGCTTGTCCTCACGGTCGCACACTTGTTCCCACAGCGACCAGTAGTAATCACGCTCGCTGTCTGTCTTGGCGTCAAGCGCCCACCGTTGTATCTCATCACTTGTTGGCATATGTCTGTCTCTCCTTGTGTGTGGAGCACCGTTCCTGTCGGCGCCCCTGTTGGTTCACTAATAGGTTGTATGAGATATTTGTGATTTCGTGTGCGCCAGTATTGGCACGGTATTGGCGACATTTCACACGACATCAGGAGGGGGAGGGGGTGCGGCCCCCCACCCACCCAGCAACTAAATGGATGGGACGAGCGCAGAGCCGTATGACTTTTTTGTGAAAATAGGGGTGGGGGTCAAATAATATGGATGCGGCCCTTATTTTATAAGGGTTTTAGTGGTTTTTTGTTTTTACCACTTGACTTTGTTGGCCCAGTAAGCGGCCGACATAGGTCCTTTTGCAATGTTTTTGGCGTGTCGGGCTTGGAAGGATTCTCGACGGTTGCGGTAAGAGGCGGATTCTCCCTGTTTCTTGGGGGAACCTGAAACCCCCTGTTGGCCGAAACGGATGGTCTTTACCTGTCCGCCTGATTTGGCGACAACGATGTGTGATTTTGTCGGATGGTTTGGGGTTCGCTTGGGCTTGTTGTATCCGCTGACCCCGGCTCGAGCAAGCCGTGGGTCCCTGTTTCCTGTTGGCATTTTTTCCCTTTGCTATTCGAACTGTCGTTTCATCCCACCCGCCTGTGGCGGTGGGATATTGGTCTTTTCCCGTCCCCCCCTATAGTCCCCCCCACCCGTTACATGACAGTGTCAAGTTGTGTGAAGTAACAAAACGACACATAGAGTGATGGCGCAGAACGAAGAACTTACCTTGACAGCACAACAGCAAGAGTACCTTGACTGGTTGTGCACGGCACCCTCTGAACGGGTGCCACCGTCAAAGCACAAGATGGCGACCCACTTGGGGGTCAATGAGACCACCCTCCGCCGTTGGGAAAAGAAGGAAGTCTTCCGCAAGCAATGGCAGACGGCGGTGGATGAGGTTCAGGGGTCGCCTGAGCGAACCCAGAGGCTTCTGGATACGCTGTACAGCAAGGCTCTTGAGGGTGACACAAAGTCTGCCCAGTTGTATCTGACCGCTACGAACCGTATGGCTCCGCCTACGGTCACGGTGCAGTCTTCGAAGAAGGCGGCTGAGTTGACCGATGAAGAACTCGACAGTTTGATTGCCGCTGTAGCGGAACGGGAAAAGTCGACCCGTACACAACTCAAGGTTGTATGAGTGGGAGCGTTGAATGTCCGACATGTGGCTGTGAGTATCCTCCTGTTGCTTGTCGTTGGCGCTGTCCTGAATGCGGTTTCAAAGATTCGTGTTGCGAAGGTGAACCCCGTAAAATGAGAGAGGATGACTGATGGCTACTCCGGGTAGATTGAATCTGAAGATCGTTCGTGGTGACACCCAGAACATCGTTGTGAACTTGACTTCTAATGGCACTACGCCAATCAACATCACAGGTCGTACGTACCGTGCACAGATTCGCACTACGAAGGACTCCGGCATTGTGGATGCGGCATTCACCTGTACGGTGACGAATGGTGTGTCTGGTCAAGTAACTTGTTCGATGTCTGCGGCTACGACCGCTGGTCTTGCCTCTGGAACCCATTATTGGGATTTGGAGGAAACGAATAGCGGTGTAGTGACGACTATTTTTGCTGGCACCGTGACGGTGTTGGCGGATGTGACGAGGTAGCGATGGCAACTCAGAATGTGACCGTGAGTGTTGGCGACGCTATTACAGTTATTTCATCTGGCACTATCGGACCAACTGGTTCTCAGGGCGCACAGGGCGCACAGGGAGCACAAGGGGTCCAAGGTGCACAGGGTTCGCAAGGTTCGACTGGTCCTCAAGGCGCACAAGGTGTTGCTGGTCCACAGGGCGTTCAGGGAAATACCGGAGCACAGGGTTCAACTGGTTCGCAAGGAGCACAAGGACCACAGGGTGCAACTGGTGTTCAGGGTCCTCAGGGCAATACTGGTGCTCAAGGTTCTACTGGTCCACAGGGTCCGCAGGGTAATGCTGGTCCGCAGGGGGCAACTGGCGCTCAGGGACCGCAAGGCTCCCAAGGCGCTACTGGACCACAGGGTGCCATTGGTCCTCAGGGGGCGCAGGGTGCACAAGGTGCTGTAGGTCCGCAGTCCACCGTTCAGGGACCACAAGGTGCTCAGGGTCCACAGGGTCCACAGGGTTCTCAGGGAGCACAGGGTCCGCAGTCAACTTTGGTTGGTCCACAGGGGCCACAAGGTGCACAGGGACCGCAGGGTGCGCAAGGTGCGGCCAGTACGGTTGCTGGACCCCAAGGTCCGCAGGGAGCAACTGGACCACAGGGGAGTGCTGGTAGTGCTGGCGCACAAGGGGCACAAGGGCCACAGGGTCCACAGGGCGCAAATGGTGCGCAAGGTGCAACAGGTTCTCAGGGGCCACAAGGGCCACAAGGTGCAAGTGGAGCGCAGGGAGCAAACGGTTCGGCTGTGTATGACACAGATACAGCGGTTATCTCAATGCAGGTGTTCGCATAAAAATGATTTCTGTCGTCACAACGACATACAACACAAATCCAAATGTACTGGCCAGAACATGGGCATCCCTGAAAGCACAGACATTCAAGGATTGGGAGTGGGTCATCTGGGATGATTCGACAACCGATGATGTCTGGAATCAGGTTTACGGCTTTGCCTCTGACGAACGCTACAAGATTCAGATGCACCGTTCTCATGTGCATTCTGGCTCAATTGGTTCGGTAAAGCGCAAAGGGTTCATGGTGGCCGAAGGCGACATACTGGCGGAACTTGACCACGATGACGAACTGACTGTGGACTGTCTCCAGAAGATAAATGACGCATTCTTGGCGAATCCAGAGGCTGGGTTCGTGTATTCGGACTGGTGCGAGATTCTCCCTTCGGGTGAGTCTGGGGTGTACCCTAAAGGTTGGGCTTTTGGGTACGGCTCCGAGTATTGGTCAGACCAGTACGGGGTGTGGGTGATGTCGGCTCCACCAGTCAACGAAATAACGATGGGGCATATTGTGTCCGCTCCAAACCACATCAGGGCTTGGAAAGCAGACTTGTACAGGGAAATTGGTGGGCATAATCCGGCCCTTCCAGTAGCAGATGATTACGAACTATGCGTTAGAACCTACCTTGCAACCGACATGGTGCACATTCCAGAGATGCTGTATAGACAGCACATTGGGGGTCATACGGCCCAGCGTCAGCGTAACGATTTGATACAAAGGTTGGTGGCAGAGATTTCTGCGGAACACGCTGGGTCTATAAAAGCCAAAGCATCAGGTAACGAACGGAGTCTTTAGTATGGCAACATTTTCAAAATTGGCTCTTCAGCCAGCAGGTTCTACTGGAACTGGTCTTGGTGTGAAGGTTGCGGCCACCGCAACTCCCGGAACCGCAGTTCATACTGCTTCAACGACATCAACCACAATTGATGAGATTTGGATTTACGCAGTCAATACCAGCACCTCTGCTGTCAAGTTGACAATTGAGTGGGGAGAAACCACCGCACCAGATGGAAACATCGAAGTAACCATCCAGCCAGAGGCTGGATTGGTCACAATCATCCCGGGATTGTTGTTGCAGGGTAATGCGACAGCAAAGGTTGTTCGTGCGTTTGCTGGAACGGCAAACGTACTTGTTGTTCACGGGTTCGTAAACCGAATTACGGTGTAGTTGTGCCGAATCGTCGGACACTTGGTTATGTGAGTGCGCTCACAGCGCAGTCACTAACAACGTATGGAACCGCATCGGGTGGTACTGGTTCCATCAGTTCCTTCACGACCGCTGGCATCACCTACAACGGTGTCTATTTCAACTCTGATGGAACTTTGACTGTTACTACTGGCGGTTTGTTTGATGTGCTTCTTGTCGGTGGTGGTGGTAACGGCGGCAATACGATTGTAAATGAGCGTGCTGGTGGCGGCGGTGGCGGTGGGGTGATAAATAGAACAATCTATTTAGCCGCTGGCAGTTACACGGTAGCGATTGGTGCTGGCGCAACAGGAAATATTGCTCGTTGTGGTGGTTCTACTCGTTTGGGTTCAGCATCGGCGGCTCGCACCGACTTAGTAGCGGTTGGCGGTGGACAAGGTGGCGGTTATCGTGACGGAACTTCAGGAGGCAACATATTTATGCCCTGGCCTGGTGGTTGCGGAGGCGGCTCGGCACAGGGTGGAACTTGGTCTGCAACTGGCTCATTAGGTTTGCAAGGCAATGCTGGTGGCGCCGCAACAGGAACAGTCAATCAGGGTTGTGGTGGTGGCGGTGGCGGAAACTCCGTTGGTGGAGACGGTACTTCAACAGCAGGTGGTAACGGTGGTCAAGGATTTGACGCATCATCGTTCTTGGGTCAATCGGCTGGTACGACATACTTGGCAGGTGGTGGTGGTGGTGGTGGTCCAACCACTAACGGAACTGGTGGGGCAGGTGGCGGTGGTAACGGTGGAAACAATAACGGCACAGCCAATACTGGTGGCGGTGGTGGTGGCGGTTCAGGCGGTAATGGCGGTGCTGGCGGTTCGGGCATTGTTTATGTTCGATGGGCGGTGAACGCATGAGGCCCGGTGGATACATCAGCCAACAAACTGTTCAACAAATCGCATACACACCATATGGCG